AATACATCCACTTTGATTCCGGTAAAATGAACAAGCTTGGGATTAACTCGCAGCATCTCGGAGTTCATCCGATCCATTGCAATACGAACACAAGTTCCGCAAGCGGTGTTCAACCCGCCGAATCCATTATCGGAATACCAAACAGCAAGCTCGCGTTTTAATGTTTCATCCAAATGGCATGATCTCATCCTTGAGAATTGATCAAGTTGATATTTTAGTTCATCGCTTACTTTCATAAATCAAGATTAATTCGGATAATAAATAAGAAACAAACGCCAGGGGAATCAATTTCCAATCAATGAATAAATAAATACTTGTTGCAATCCAAAAGGATAAGCAAGGTAAACAATTGAAGGGCTTAATATTCGGAAGGTTCCAAGTTTGGATTGCCCTCGCCATCGCCGTTGCGATAATTATATAAATCATATTTAAATTTTTTAATTGTTTTGTGAATAGTATCCAAGCCAAGCCCGGTATTTTTTTTGATTTCTCGATAAGTCATTCCATATAAATGCATCTTTGTTATTTCTTTGATGAATAGTTCTTGATCATCTTTGGGCATCTTATTTAAAAAATTGTGAATAAGTTCTTGATATTCATTCGGATCTTGTTCATCATCTTCATTGGCAACATCAAAGAGTTCATTTGCCGGGAATCTAAATTGCCGGTTAAATTCTGATCCTGGCCAATTGTATTGGTTCCAACAGAACCGGGCGAACATCTTCGGTAAAACATTCGCCTCAAGTTCATAATTATGGAGTAAAAGATAAACATGGGAAACAAGATCGCGATGTAAAGGATCATCCGAAGTAATCTTTTTTGCGATTTCATATGCATCTTTTTCCCAAAACATGGGCTAATATAATATAATTTTCTTTCAATCAACAAAATCTTTTGAAAAAAACTCAAACCATTGAACAAAAAAGTGTTGGCCAACTGGCTTTGAATTGATAAATCTGTTCATCATTGGATAAGAAACATTCATATCTTCGGCAAGGTGTTTAATTTTATAGCGCTTGTTTATTGTGTTTTTAATATGCAAGCGCATAAAATCCGTTATGTTTTGATTTTCAGAAAGGTAAATCATCATCCGCTTGTTCATCCGCTTGAATTTTAGTTTCTACTTTTGCACGCTCCAGGATATCGCAATCGAATCCTTGCAACCTGGTAAAGAACTTTTCGTTCCATTCACGCCCGCGGATATCAAAAGATATCTCAACGGCATCATTTACGGAAACAGTTTCAATCAATGATGTTTTATCATTAATAAATTCAAATTGAATGACTTCCGGATACTTGTCATTTGTTTCAATGTTAATTTCTTGTTTTGCAAACTTCTCTGTTATTTGCACTTTTTCGCCAATTTTCTTGACTACTCCCATCATTTTGTAAATCATATATTTATTTTTTGTTTGTTACTTGTTTATAAGTTTGATTATACCAATATTCAAATTCATCATCTTCCCAACCTCCAACATATGGGCAACTGGCATCTTTCATTTGTTGCTTCTCCATTTCTTTTGCTTGTTCAATGTCTTCAATAGTAATAATACTTTTGTTTACATATTGCTCAACTAACCATTCAACCGCTGTTTGTTTCATAGCTTCTCTATTTCGTGTTTAACGTCCAACAGCCATTGATGAGCAATACTGCCCTCGTTAATATATAAGCCGTTTCTAATATCAATCATCTCATCAACTGCAATCAATGCACATAGTTTGGCTTCATAACTATCTAATAAAGCTACATTACTAAACTTATCAAATAACTCTTTTGCTTTCTCTTGTGGTGTCATCTTATTTATCATTTAATTCAGCAATACACATCGCATAAAACATCGAAGCATGTACTAACTTTTCATTCATAAATTCTTCTTTCTCAACATTGCGTTCATATTTAAGAACGGTTATTCTTTTGGCCGGTTCAATATGATCAACCTGGTGTATTGTTTTATTATCCCAATCGGAAAGCAAATCATCGCCGGTTGATATCATGCAATAAACAAGCTCGAATAATGGCTTATCATATAACAGCATATATGCAACCCCTTGCCATTCATATTTTGAGTTATGCGCTTCGGAACCAAATGCCGGAAATGTTTCTAAACTCCAGGATGTTTTGCAATCAATGATTGAATCTTCGGTTATTATATCGCATTCCCCGGATAAATATTCACTTTCAACCCGAAGATTGTTTTTCTTGTAATCGGTAAATCTAACGGCATTTAACAAAGCAATTGATTCAAGTTCTTGATCAATGCCTTTCATTACTGGCTTGGTTCTTATTTCCGATTTATAACCATAAAAGTTTTGCTTTGCAATTTCCCGGATGTAAGTTTTTGCCCCTTCCGATAATGCTTCGGTTTTATTCCTTGGCGATGCCATTAAATTTCCGATTGAAGATGGATGCCATTTCATAAGACGATTGATTTAAGTTGTAAATCCGTTAAAGAATAAGTTGCATGTAATTGTTCAACTGTGAATTTTTTATCCGCAATTGCTTTCAATGCTTTCTCAAATCTTTCATTGTCAATCGATGGCTTTGCTTTTGGAGCTGCGCTTGCGGTGTTGCCATCATCATCAACGGCTTGCAAAGATAAAAGCGATTGTAATGTTCCCCTTCGGAAATAAGTAACCGCGGAAAGTATTTTTTGGGGATCTGTAATCAACGGCAGCCTCATAAAAGATTCAATCATTTCCCCGGAATCAATATCAATAATTTGAGTAGTTACAACATCATCTTTAATTGGTTGTAATAATACAAGGCCATTTTCCCAAAGTAATGGTTCAACTGTTTCAAGCAATGCATTGATATCAGCATAACTCTTTTTAAAGTGGGGATTGGTTGCGTTCTTTTGAACTTTACCGATTAATTGTTTCGCGGCATGAAGCTTCGCGTAAATTCCTTTTGGAGCGGTTGGCTCCGATACTGGTGTTGTTGGTTTCATCTTGTTGTTTTTAGTTGTTTATTTTGTAAAGTTAATCATTTATTTTAAATATGCAAGCAAATTATTGTAAAAAAGTATAAAAGAATCAAAATCTTTTGCGATATAATAAATTCCCCCGGCGCTTTCAACCGATTCTTGATATTGTTTTTGAACTTCGGATTGTTTATCCTTGCCGAATTTTACTTCAATCTTTACGGAACGCCCCTGGATGATTGCTGAAATATCCGCGGATCCCTTGGTTCCGGTGCTTGGAGTAAACATCCCCTTCAATTGGCGGGTATTTTCCCCGACTTTTATCTTTTTACCTTCGCGATAAATTCCCATCGTGTTAATCCGTTCCGCTTGACAATTAGAGTAATTCAAGAACTTAATAATACATTTGGTTAATGCATTGGTTGAATTATCATTGTAATCTTCAGGCACAATATACGGGCAATTTGGATATTTCTTTTTAAGATATTCAACCTCCAGGGCTTTGAGTAATGCTTTGTTTTCTTTGGTCATTGTTTTAAGTAATTAATTACACATTTTAATATGTATACTTTTTTAGAATAAATATCATCTAACTCATCTAATTTTTTCCAATAGTTATTAGTTCTAATAATTTTCCAATCAGCAATAGTAAAATTACAAGTTAAATCAAATAGCTTCTTATCTTCTGCATATCTCCATTTACTCATGATTCAACGGTTTTAATTCCGCAAGCGTTACGGTCTTTGTATCGCATCGGAAAGTAAAGTTATGTTCCATTTCGCCCTCCAGGTGCAAAATAGCATTATTAAAGAAATCTATTTTTGAAATATAGCCATTAATAAAAACCTTTGAAAAATCATTCATAACATAAATGCAACAATAAAAATCGCATTGTTGATCATAATGATCGCATGGTAATTTAAATTGGTGCGCTAATCTTGGGGGATTATTTACGCGAGTTGCTTTAATTTCAATCTTTTTTTTATTCATTATAAAATCATAATCGTGATGCTGCGCATGAAATATTTCTTTTCCAATTGACGAAAAGTAATCAAGGAAACATATTTCGGCAATAGCCCCGGCAGCATTGCCATCGCCTTGAGTAAGGGATTTATTTAAAATTTGAAATTCATAAAGTTTTGCAGCTCTATTTACTTGGTCTAAATTTGGTTTAATTGTGATCATAAGTTCATTGCTTTAGTTGTTAATTCATCCCAAACATCCCCGACTTTCGGAGCGTTGAAATTTTCTATTTTAAAATACCGCCCGGAACTATTCCGGCCTTTTGTTAATTTTAATTTATTAAACTTGGCATATTCTCCAACCCACTTCAAGAACCTTCGCGCTTCAAGATCCTTCCATCCCGCGGTTTC